CTGGAGAAAGAAGACACCTCAAGGTAGCGACTCTCCGGCCTGCCCCCGTGAGTGAGGAGCTGGAGGTAGTCCACCACGATCAGCTTGACCTGCTTGCGGGCCGCAAGCTGCCGGGCGCGACTCTTGAGAGACAGGAGGGTAAGTGAGGGGTTGTCGATAACCTCCATGTCTAGTGCCGTGACCGCATCGTGGCTCTGCATGAGCCGAGAGAGCTGCTCCGGCCCGAGGTTGCGAGATCGCACGCTGGTAAGGCCAACGTTGGCGATGCTGCATAGCATCCTCTCGGTTAGCTCCGCCTTGCTCATCTCAAGGCTGAAGAAGGCCACGGTGCCGTTAGATGCAACGTTGCGGGCGATGTTCAGAGCAAGAGAAGTCTTGCCAATGCCGGGCCTGGCCCCGATGATGATGAGGTTTCCGTTGTACATGCCGGTAGTCTGTTCGTCCAAGGTCTTGAAACCAGTGCTCACGGTGTCGGGGGGCATGCCCTCAAGGCACTCGTCTAAGATTTCCGAGGCCACGCTCTTTAGCGACTGCGTGTCGCTTGCCACGTTGGGACGCAGCTTGTAGACTAGGGCCTCAGCCGAGTCTAGCAGGGCGTTGGGCTCCTCGGTGGCCCGGTGGCCCATCTCGACGATCTCGTACCCCGCCTTTATGAGGGCGCGCTGGGTGGAGGTCGTCTTGATGATGTTGGCGTACTGGGTGGCGTTGGTCGCCGATGGTACGTAATCTGCCAGCGTGTGAATGTACTCACTCTGGGCGGGGAGCCGGGCACTGATGGTGACTGTATCGACGCCCTCAGTGTTGCTTACCCAGGCACCAAGGATGGAGGTGAAGATTTCCCTGTTGGTGATCTTGTAAAAGTCCTCCGCTTCCACTAGGTCGCTTACCGCGCCGATGGCTGCGGGATTGACCAGCATGGCGCCGAGGATTGCCTGCTCTGCTCCAAGATCGAAGGGAGGGAGCTGAGTCGTGGGGGTCAAGCCTTCTCCCTCTCGGCCCAGCGGTTGCAGGCGAAGTCGGGGTGAACGCATCCCCATGTGCGGTACGGCTCGCAGTCCCGCCCCTTGCTCGCACACCCGTCGCACAGCCTGTCCCGCAGCGCGTCCCGCTCGGCCAGTAATCCACTCAGAAGGTGGCAGAGGAAGTCAAGATCGCGTTCGCCATCCTTGTACCAATCGATGTCCTGTTTCAAGCTCATCACGATACGCCCAGTGGGTGCAGCATCCCCTCGGCGTTCCTCTCTCCCCACGCGGCGAGCTTAGCCACGTCGGCAGCCTTCTTCACGACCCAGCCGCTCCCGTCCAGCGCGGCCCACGTGCTTTTGCTCATGTCGGGCTGGCAGGTGCCCGCGTAAGCACAGTAGCCACACTGCCAGTTGGGCTCACAGCTTACGGACTTTCCGTAGCTCCTGAGCTGTAGCACCTTGTCGAGCTGCGGGGGCAAGCTGAAGGGGTCAATCTCAGATACGACGGTACGTGCCTCGTCAAGCTCATCCATCAGCGCCACCGTCTCGGCTTCAACGTGGGGCACCTCGTACTCGTTGGGCTCGCCCGATCCGTCGCGACTCACGTACCAGAGCAGCGGCGCAGCGTCCAGCTCATACTCCTTTGCCAGCTCCCAGTGGTAGGAGGATGCCTGGTGGACGTGGGGCACCTTGGGCAGCGTGTAGTTGGATGCGTTACCCCGGTGAGTCTTGACCTCGATGACGCGGTAGTGGCCGTCCAGCTCCACGATAAGGTCGGTGCGCCCACCCCAGTTGTCCCGCTTCGCAAAGGGTACCGGAGTCTGGTGGGAGATAAGGTCGCCCCTCCACATGAAGGCGGCGGTGAGCATGGCCTCGATATACTCAGCTACGTCGTACATCCTCTGATCGTTGCGCTGCTTCTCGGGAGACTCGTAGTCCTTCTCGGTAGAGAGAAGGCGGTAGCAGACCTGACGTGGGCACTTGCCAATGTCGGTAGCATAGAGCCGCATGGGGTCGCGCACTTTGTCCACTTTCGGCTCCATGAATAGGCTGTTGAAACAGAGTTGCGCGTTCTTGTCCCCGACTTGCCGGGCCTTGAGGAACGTGTCGTAAATATCAGCGAGGAGCGTCATGCCCTCTTCCATCCCTTCCGCTTCTTCTTGGCCTTCTGCTTGGGGAAGGCCAGTGCCTCGTCCTGGTAATCCATAGCAGTCCCCTCCTTAACATTCTTCGGGAACTTCTCCGGCAGCTTCTCGGGGACTTTCTTCATTCTGCTATCAAAATGGTATGTCGTCATCGTCGCCAGCAGCAGGGGCGGGCATATCGGCAAGACTCACAGGAGCTTGGCTGAGAGTACCTCCATCGTCTGCTCCAGTATCCGCCGGAAATGTGGCATCGGGGGTCTGATCTGCCCATGCAAGCGCCTTGTCGCACTCTTTGAGGAAGTTTTCGGTACTCATATCGTCATGCTGACAGAGGAGGGCCATCGCGCTCATAACCTCCTGCCGCTGAATCTGCACGGGCGTTCTGAACTGACCGTCCTTGCTGAAGCCGCTGCTACCGCCAGTGCTGCTACTGCTGCCGCTGCCGGTGTCACGACCGCCACCCGTCCACTTCTCCTTCTGCGGGAAGGTGTATTCCTCTCCGGGCTGGGCGGGCACGGCCTCGTTGATGAACTTCATCATGGTGCCGGGGTGCATGGTGGACTCAACCACGTCGTAGCTGATCTTGATGCGAGCGCCGATGGTCATAATGGCGGCGCAGTTGACGGCGTTTGCCTTGGCAGAATAATTCCACGTGAACTGACTACCGCAAGTGAGCTTCACCTTGGTCGGGGGGTTCCCGCCCTGCGTGATCTGTACGTTCTCTATGCTAATGACGGCTATCGCATTCTTCACAGGCTGGAAATCCATCTATGCTCCTTGGCTGGGGTTGGGAAAGCCCGCCGTAGCGGGCCTTCCGTTAGTCTTCAATAGCATGATACCACATAGGTCAGTGGTTGTATCCCTCCGCTTTCAGTAGGTACTCTTGGCGATGGCGGCACGGTAGCTGATACCGGTCAGGACGCCGACGACCAGGGTGATGATCTGCACGTACACGCTATCGATGCTGATAACGCCGGCCGATGCCAGCACGCCGATGATGCCGAGGACGATGGTGCCAATTATGGATTTCTTGCCGTCCAAAAATGCGATGATCTCATTCATTTACATTTCACCTCCCCATCGTCGATGAAGTGGCGCTCCCACCACGGTTCGTTGCTGGTCAGCACCCCGTAAATCGCCAACTCCAGCGACGTGATCGTGTTGTGCGGGAGTTCCAGGTTCATAGATGAATTGATGGCCTCAAGAACCTCATGCAGAAGTACGCACGCCTGAGTTTCCGGGTGCGAGCCGTCGTCGATGGTGATGTCTTGGCGACAGTTGCAGCAGGCCCCAGTGGCGTCGTCGCCCATGGGCTGGACGGTGACCGTGTAAACACGGTCACATATCTTGAGGGTGGGGGGGATCACTGCTCCGACTCCCATCTCGCGGGGATGTGGTCGGGCACATCCGCTCGAGGGTGCTCGTGGAAGAATATCCAGTGGCCGTTCAGGCTGAAGTGGTTGCCTTCGATTTCCGATCCAGCACACTTCGGCGTCAGATGCAGGTCGCCGTTGTCGTCCAGCATCACGTACCAGCCGGACATTATGGGGCCGGGTTCCGCTGAGGGGGTCACTTGTCACACTCCGGCAGCGATGCAATCTGCATCCGTGTCGCCGCCATCTCTCCCCACAGTTGCAAGAGGGGTATAATGTCCGCAGATTCTCCGATGCGCTTGAAGTCCTCGATATTGATGTCGGGCCAGTGGTCGTGGCCTATCGTCATAATCATCTCGTCTATGTCTGCCGCCCATTCACGGACAGACGCCAGAAGCTCTCGGACAGTCTGCTTTCCCTTGTCGCTCATGCCCTTTCCACCCTCAACTCGTCAATATTGGGGAGGTACCACTCCATCACTTCCAAGTCCGTTTCAACGTCGTCTCGACGCTCCGACCAGAGCGACCACAACCGGACCCCCGCGTGCGTGCGGCGTATCTGTATCTTCACTACGTTGTCATCGCCGCCGAATACCTCTTCGCCGTTACGGAATACATGCACGTAGCGCGTTCCGAACAAGCGGCGGCGGATGCGGGCTTCTAGCACTGTCATTTCTCCTCCAACCGTAAAGCGAAGTCATACGTGCAGCCGCACCACGCCAGCGTGGGCAGGCCGGTAGCGTCACAGGTGCCCTGCGGGGCATCCGTCAGCTTGAAGTGAGCGCACTTTGAACACCGGCAAACATTGGTCATCTAAAGCCGTCCTTCCGCACCCTAGGCATTTACGAGTGTGGGATGTGTGTTGTCTGATTTACGCGAGCGACTCCACGCATCGCACTCGTTGCACTGCCATCTCTGGTAGGTGCAGGTTGCCGTGTGGGCGAAGCCCCTGCGCTGCAGGGATGTAGAGCTGCACCGTGGGCAGACATCCTCTACTCCGGCTAGCCCCCCGAGGTTGGGATGCGAAGTCATGAAGGGACGCAACTCATCGTAGAGGTTGGACAACAGCGCCACGTCTTGGTTGCAATACTTCTTCATCTTCTTCCACGCATCCATGTCTCCGTCTACGCAGTCACGCCAGAGCTTGCCGTGCGTATCCTTTGGCTTGCTCCCAAGTTCGAGCTTCTCACAAAGGTCGTTCAGGGAGTTGGACGCCATCCTGAAGTAGCGACGAGCAGCCATGAGGGTGTCCACGCTCTTGTAGGGAGCGGGCGGGCCAAGGTGATGGAAAAGGAACCTTGCAGTGGCTATGCGGTTGTCGAACTTGTTAGCGTTGTGGGCGACCACGATGTCTGCTTTGTCCATAAGCGTCCAGAGCTGCAAGACAACTAGGCTATCGTTGTAGGGGAATTCCCCGTATGCCCCCTGGTAGTCGGACTGGGCCACGTTCCTTATCTTCTTCTCGCCGTACCACTTATACGAGAAGCACATGATGTAGCTGTCTCTTTCTATGGAAATCAAATTGGTATCCCACTTCTTATAAGCCCACCCAAGCAGCGGCGTTACCTCCAGATCGTACAATAAAATACGGGGTGTGGTCACGAGTAATCCCTCCCAGGTATCGACTTCTCCGGCCTCGGAACGATACACGGAGGCACTTGATGATCGGCGAACATCACCGTCTCGAAGGGGCAGGGCTCACCGTGCTCGTTGCGGTAAGCGTCCATGAGTATAATTACGTGGCAGCACCTGGTGTAGTTCTGACAATATTGCTTGCAGTGCGTCAGGCTCACGAGGTGATCTTGTTGAAGTTGTAGTATTTTCCAGGACAGGCCGTGGAATTACCCGACATATTCCGATGCTGCCAGTCGGACTTACCATACTTCTTGTGCGTGTAGCGGTGGACTGCCTGCGCGGCCTTGAGCTGCGCGACCGGCATGTCGTCGTGTGCCTCGTAGTTACCCTCAAGGCAGACGCCGATGGAGTCGTTGTGGCCGAGGCAGTGAGCGCCCATGGTGTTCTCGGGGCGACCGGCGTAGACCTTGCCGTCGCGACGGATGTAGAAGTGATAGGCGATGCCGCGATCACCGATGTTGAGGTGAATCTTGTGGATGAACTGAGCGGAGCCGAACCCGACTGAGTGATGCCAGACGATGCCTGGAGGACTGCCCCGCCGCGCGACCGGCGCACCGGCCCACTTGTAGTTCGGATGGTAGATGTGAAGCGCCGGCACAAGGTCGGGGAACAGGTAGGCGACGAGCTGGTCTGTCTTGCGCGCCGACTGCGTGATCTTCTTGCCGTGCCTGCGCATGTGGCCCGAGACGCGCCAGGCGAGTGTTGCCTTGCCAAGCCCCCACAGGGGATTCGTGAGGCTCGGGCTGCCGGGGTCGAGCTTGTGTTCCTTGGCATACTTCAGCATCTTCTGCGTGGTGGCGATGTTGGATGGCATAAGCACCCTCCCGCTAGTTATCCTTTAGTAATCCGTGACCTTATTATAGCATGGAAAAGGGAGGCGTCTACCCTCCGCCCCCCCTTTGTAGAACCTAGATATGCTTTAACAGAATGACTGCGATAACCACGACGACCAGGACGATGAGGATGGTCTCAAGATTCACGGGCACCTCCTAGCGGGCTACGAATGCGATGACGAGGCTGCCGATGGCGACCAGCCCCATGATGATGTTGAAGACCAGCCCCTGATTCCGTTCCTCGCCCTGCCCCTCGCCCGCCTGCCCCGCTACGTGCGAGGAGATAGAACTCTCGATCTTGCCCACGCGCTCTTTGATGTCGTTGATGCTCCGGTTCACGCCCTCGATGGCGGTATTGAATGTGGCCGTAAGCTGTTTGAGCTGCTCGTTCGTCGCGTTCTCACTCTTGGCGATACTCAGGCCGGACGCCGTGGTCTGCTCCTTGACCGCCTCCTTGGCGGCCGCCAGAGCCGCCGCGAGGCTGGCCATTGCGTCCTGCTTCTGCTCGATCCGCTGATTCTCAACGAGATGCATCTCCCTCGCCACGGCGTCAAACTTTTCGTCGGTGAGGTCTCGGAGAAGTTCAGTCGTGTTCTTGAGGGTGGCGTCTCCGTCCAGACACACCCGTTCCAATTCCTCGAAGCGCAGCGTGAGCAGGTCCTTGAGTGCCTTTACCTCGCGGGACAGGGCCTCAGTTGTGAGGGCGGTCGGGTCTGGATTAGTGCGTCTTTCTAGGTCAATCATTATGCCTCCTCCCTAACTATGATCTTTGCAATTCCGCTCGGACCCTCCGAAGGGGAGATGGGCGCAGGCGTGAACTCCACTGACTCGATTGCTCCTTGGTAGACTCCGGCGAACCTATCTTCAAATGAGGCCCGCTCGTTGGCGGTGGCGTAGAGGAACTTCAGAGCTGTCAGAGGATTCTCATTCCACCTTCCGGCGTTCGCTCCGCTCCTACAGTCGAGGGAGTAGGTGTGCTTCTTGTTCTTGACGAAGTTCCAGATGACGTTGACGCCCCTCACCACGGGAGAGATGCTCCCCGTGTAGTCCGGGGTCATCCCAAGGGTGGTCTCGATGGAGTAGCCCTGCTGATCAATCGGGTACCTAGTTTCCTGCGGGCTGTAGGCAACTCCGCTGGCCGTACCGTACACACCATCGATCAGCCAGCTCAGGGGCCTGACGGTAGCACCGTCCGGAAGGACATCGTGCGACACGGAGGCGTACCTGAAGTCCTTCTTCATTGAGCCGGTGTGGAATGTGGTGGGCGACTGCGTAAGCCAACCGATGTCGCTGTATCCGCCCGAGGTAAGCGCCCAGCCAACGCTGTGATTGTAGAGAACCAAGCCCGCTGTCCCCGCAGTCGTCACGTTGACGGGGATAGAGAAGGTCGTATCGCTTATCCTGGTTGCCACGTAGGAGCCGTTGATGGACGGTACAGATGCCACGCTCCCCGCGATGACCACGACCTGAGCCGTGGCGGCGGGAATGCCGTGGGCTGCTGACGTGGTGACAATGGTGGGCGAGGCCAGAGTGTTGCCCGTGATGGTGAGAATCTGGGCGTCTTCGCCCTTGGAGTAGGGGGCAAACAGCCTGCCCGCCCTATAGGCGAGGGAGGGACGGAAGATACTCGTGCTGAGTGATGGGGAGGTCGCGATTGCATCGGCAGTCCTGTAGCGGATGACAACGACGCCCTTGCCACCATCGCCACCCCAACAGTTACCAAGGCTTGTCGAACCCGCCCCGCCACCTCCACCGCCAGTGTTGATGATTCCGGGGTTACCATTACCCCAACCCAGTCCTTTACCCGCTCCCCCACCGTGCGTTGCTCCACCGGGAGCACCGTAACTCAACATACCGCCGCCGCCGCCGCCCGAGTACCCGGCCGACTGGCCAGAGATGGCGCTGGCTATACCTGGTCCACCGTCACCGGCTTTCTGCGCCGCTGCGGTGAAGGTTACGTCGGCTCCGAATCCATACCCATTTACGTTACGAGCGTAGGCCCTGACATAGTAACGAACGCCCGGACCCAGTCCCGTTAGGGGAACGGTATATGCTCCCGTCTCGCCGCCTGCGGCAAAAGCGCTCAACGTCGAGCCCGGCGATATGCCTACCTGCACTCCTCGCTCGGTGATGCCCGCGCCCATGTCGGAGATTACGGTGCCATTAGCGGTTGCAGATTTTGAAAGGATGCCACTGACGGCTTCGGTTGTTACTGTGGGGACACCGCTCGGAGGGGGCGGGGGGGCACTGTAGGGCTCATACGTTACAGTAACCTCTAGCCGGTCGATATAGACATCGACCGCTGCTCCGGTAGTTCTGCCAACCTCCACATGTATCAAGAGACTGGTGAAACCATTCACCCATTCGGGAGTGGGCATCCCGTTGTGAAAGTCGGCAACGACCCACCTTCCCGATACAGCCCCGGTATCGTAAGCAGTTCCCCATCCAGGCAGAGAAAGATTTATATAACTTCCAGCGTTACTTCCCCACCAATAAGCAGCCACGTTTATCCCGGTAATTGTTGCATCGAGGGGAATGGAAAAGCCAAAGCCATCCGCCGCCCCCCACTTAGGAGAGTCATTCGCCCCAAGATGGCAGGTAGCGAGATTGGAGTCCATAGACTGAAGGAAGCTCGGACTGAAGTTGGTCCACCGTTCAGAATTAGTTGTCGCCGTGGCGGCTCCCTGTACTGATATCGACATTAGCTTGCCTGTCCCGCGCCGCCAACGCCAAGGCGACCGCCGCCGCCGCCCGCAGGATACGGGAAGGCCGTGCTACCAGAGCTACCGCCCGCGTAGCCCTGACCAGACGTGGAGGCACCGCCGACTTGAGCAGCTAGGTCATCAGCACCGCTGCCGCCGCCGGAACCACCGACCTGACCAGCCGCCCTATACTTACCCCCGCCGCCGCCCCCTTTGGCAGTGCGTGAACCGAAGATACTGTCTGCTCCGAGCCCACCATTTACCGCAGCTCCCCCGTCTGCTATTCCCCCCGTGCCCCCAGCGCCAACGGTAACCTCCATGCTTCCGCTGAGTTCCTGCGGACCAGGAACTATGTAGCCGCCACCGCCACCGCCACCGCTAGACCCGCCACCGCCGCCCGCAACCACGAGAACCTCTGCGACTATGGGGGAAAGAAGATTGCCATATTTATCAACGCGCGGGGGAACTACCAGCGTTCCTGAGTCCGTAAAGGTGTGAATCGTGTACTGTCCAACGGTTGTGATGGTACCTCCGGTAGGAAGCACGTCACTTGCCGTTTCGGTAGTGATTCGCGCATCAGACCCGGCCCCAATGAAGTCGAAGACGTGGCTATGCCCGCCGTCGTCGATGTCCCAGCGCCAGCAGGCCCGCTCGGTGAGGAAATACTCATCCTTGACGCCGATACAGGCCGCCCGAATCCTGTTGTCGTTGCTAATGTCGGCGGGAGCTTCCGTCTTCTCGGGCTCATCCCCAATCTCAAAGAGAAGGGCCGACATTCCACCCGCGAACCTGTAGACGGCCCCCTTACCCACCCCAGTAACTTGGCTTTCAAAGTACCCGCCCACGTCAACGTTGCTAAGATAGCCCACACCGCAGGTCGCGATGAAGCTCGCCGGGAACTCGGCGGCCTGCTCCGTAACCATGGTCGACGCCGTAGAATCATAGGTCAGCTTATAGATATACGACCTACCATTCTGCGCCACCACCCAGTACACGGCGTTGCCCGCCGAAACCAGGGCGACCGACTGGTTTGTGCCGTTGAGGAAAGCGGGGACCTTCTGCGTGTATACTCCGGTGGTTGAGTCCACGAGTCCGGCTCCGAGGGCTGTCGCCGCAAAGAGGAAGCCCCCGTTATAGGCCATGTGCTCGATGGGGGAGGTCGTTCCAGTGGACCCGAACTTCGCAAAGGTTCCGACCGCCGCGCCCTTGTTGGACCAGATGCCCGTTGAGGCACCACCGGGGACACAGAAGTAGAGACTTGTGCCGTCCGTTGCAAACCCGCCTATCGTGGAGCTGATTGTGGTGCCGCCAATAGTCGCGTCACCCCACGTTACGCCGTCGTCGTTGGTGTACTTGAGCGTGCCGAGGGAGCCTCCCAGCCAGATGTAGCCACAGGCCGAGAAGATGGGACCGGCAGAGTTCATCGCCTCGGTACTTACTACGGGGCGAAGTAGTTTGAGCTGTCCCTTCGTGGAAACGTCAACGTAGGAGCTTTCGAGGTACCGGGAGTACACGGAAGACTCGGAGTCAAGAGTCTTCTGGCCCTCACCCTGCACCCAATCGAGGTGCGTAATGGCCTTGTCGCCCTCGGTGTCCCTTACGTCGTACTGCCCGCCCGGCTGCGTGGGCGTGGACATAGCGGCGTTGAGGGGAACGTTGGGAGAGGTCGCGGTATGAAGAACCGCAGGCTGGGTCTGGTCGAACACGTAGCCAACGGACGTATCGTCCTTGTCCGTGATCCGGAGGTCTGCGCCCAGAAGCGTCGTCTTTGGAGGACCCACGATGGTGACGGCGGCTTCGGCGGCGGTGTAGTTACCGGAGCCAGAAAGAGTAGCCGAAGCCGCTACCATCCCCATGCCCACCGGCGGCGCGTAGCTACCCGCGCCCACAAGAGTAGCCGAGGCCACTACGTTGCCGGTGGACGTGACAGGCTCCGACTCTGTGGTGAACTCGGACTCGTCTCCGTAGTCCGTCCCGGAGGGGTTGGTCAAGTAGGCGCGCAAGTAATAGCGCGTGCCGGGCAGCAGATTCTCTATGTGACTGACATAGATATCTCCGTTGGACCCGCTTCCCGCGAGAGAAGCGTCAGCACGGACGCCGCCGGAACCTGCAGTGGCCATGACTAGCTCATGTCCGTAGACAGTGAATAGGCCCCGACGAACGTACACTTGCTGAGCGGCAGCGTCGCGTAGGAGCCGCTGGTCGAGTTGCGCCAGCGCACGTCGTGGATGGACACCGGCAGCGTGCGCCCCTTGCCGCTGCCCTGCCGCACGTAGATGAGGTTGCCGCCGCTACCCACGTCGGTGATGTCGCAGTTCGTGATGGTCAGAGATTCCATCGGTACGCCGTTGCTGCCGATGGTGAAGGCGTTGAGGTGCGAGGCGTAGGCGTTTGCTACTCCGAACTCCATCGTGCAGTCCTCGATTGTGAAGTTGCCCCACGAGCGTGTGTCACCGGGGGCGTACTCGGCAGTCGTGGCGTACTTCCGCACCTCGGGCATCATCGGTGAGCGTATTGGCCCCGGCGTCGTCGTGTAAAAGTCCCAATAGTAGTGGCAGAGGCCGGAGTAGTGGCAATCGCTGATCAACCATGTCGGCAGTCCAGCACTCATCGGGAAGCTGAACCACGTATGGCAGATGGGCTGGCGATTGTTATGGAACGTGCAGCCCGTGATGGTGACCGAGTCGAAGGCGTTGATTTCAAGGCCGTCGTCGGAGCAGTCGTTGAACGTGCAGCCCGTCACGGTTAGCGTGCCACCACAAGCGTGCGCCCCAATGTGTACGTTCGACCCGCATGCGTTACAGGAATCGAAGTAGCTGCCCGTGAGGAGGACGTTGTCGATAATGACGGGGTTCCTGCCGATGGTCGCCATGCCGCCCGTGCCGTCCACGAGTATCGCCACCGGCTTGCCTCCGTACAGCGTGCAACGTTCGATGGTGATGTCGGTTATGTAGCTCGTGTGGGCCTGACCGCGACTCGTGAAGTTGCTCATGATGTTGACGCCGTTCACGTTCCGATTCTGTTGGTAGGTCGTGCGATGGGTCACGTGGTCGAGCATGGTCACGTCGCGAATGACGACGTTATCGGTGTTGTAGTAGGCAGGAATCCAGAACACATCGCCGCAGGCGCCGCTCGGGGCGCGATAGTTGTCGTCAATGGTGAAGCCCTCAATGATGAGGTTGCCGTGCGTCTTGTACTGTGTGTCGGCCGCACCTGCGTTGAGTGCCTGAAGCCAGCAGAATCGGGGGTTCGCGTTGGGGTACTTGATGGTTGCTCCGTAGCCGGACATCTTGACGATGCCGCTGCGCTGGACGGTAGGCGTCGCCCCTACCCAGTCGTTTGTCCTGATCGTGGGCATGTCCCACCCACTCGATACGAGGTAGGTTTTGCCGGACGGGAAAAGGACCGTTGAGGCGGCTCCGGACGCCGAGTGTGCGTGGGCCGCCAGGAATGCGCGCTCGATGGCCGGCGCGTCGTTTGTGGTGCCGTTCCCGGCAGCGCCGTAGTTCATCACGTTGTAGGTGCTGGCACCGGTGACGGCGTTGTAGGTGCCATGGCCGTGGAGAGCGGCGCGGACGTGAACGGCCCCGATGCCGGTGTACGGACTGACGCTGTTGTCGATGGTGCGCGGGTCGGCGAGGGTCGGAAGCCCACTGGTGTTCCAGCAGACCCCGTACTCGCTCAGCGTCTCGCCACCATCGGAGAAGATGGAGCCGCCCGACGTAGCCGAGTGCTTGTCTACATTCGTGACGGGAAGTGTTATGATTATCGGAGCGGCCATCTTTTACCCCTTACGCAGTCGGGCCAGCCTTGTTGGCGGTGAATGTGAAAGCGGTGATCGCGGCCGTGCCGCCTGCCTGCCACGTCACCGAGTCAAAGTTGAGGTCGCAGCCGGAGAGGCCAATCGTGCCGTCCCACAGCTCCGAAGTCCCGTCCGCCTTGAACACGCGGAAGAAGCTCGGCGTGCCGGTGGCGTCGATGGACACGTCGCTGCCGATGGAGGCTGCCGTGCAGACGCCCTCGGATGCGGCCCCGAAGGCGGTTGCGGCGAGGGCGTGCGTAGCGAGCAGGACGGCCGCGCCAAGAGCCGTGTCGGCCGTCGCCGGTTTCGTACCGGAGTAGCACTTGATGGAGCCGCTGTCGGCCAGCGCCGTAGCTGCGTCGGCCTCGGCATTGACTACCTCGGTCGAGAAGAGTGGTTGTAGAGACATTTGGTCCTCCTAAATGGGGAAACGGGGGTTGACGATTCCAAGAAAAGTCATCGACTTAACCACGGCGGCATCTTCGTCGCAGCCAGTTGCAATTGGTAACGCATCATCCACGCCTGCACGCCATCGTTTATCTGGCGCGGCGAGAGGGTACCGACGCCCTGCGTGTTGACGGCAATGTCGGAGCGGATGCGAGGAGCTATCTTCTGCGTCAGCAGGTACCAACAGGCGTAGGAGATGATTGGGTCTTTGGCCCGCTTGGGCAGCCCGGAAGTAGTCTCCAGCGTGTCGGAAGGGTCAACGAGTGGGGACGGTCTGTTTATGCAGCGCACGCGCATAAAGCCCGAAGGAGCACTGAAGAAGCGCAGGTTCAGGTGGTCCCCGTCGCTCAGCCATTCGTACTTACTACGGGCCATCTTTGTGTAACCCCCCGTAGCATCGGCGCGAGTCTCAACGGCGGTGATGAACTGCGTCTCCGGAGGCAGCGCGTACTCGTAGGTGTCAGCCACGAGAGAGATACTAGTGTCTGCCTTGGGCACGTAGAAGGCGGGGAAGAGGTTGTTGATACCGGCGTTGATTGCCTGCAAGACAAGCCCGTCGGCCCAGTAGACGTGACTGAACTGCGCCGTCAGGGGGACAGATAGGGCGGGGGCGTCGTCAAAGGTGATGACTCCCGAGTCGAAGTCCATGGTAAACTCCGTAGTTGCCACGCCACCCGCCCCGACCACCCAGGCATCGCTATCTACGATGTACCGGGCCAGGGGAGCGACGGTGAAGGTTGTGGTTATCCCATCGCCAGCGGCGCTCCACGAGCCGGATGCGGCGTGGTTCTCAAGCTCACCATTTACAAGGGCAACGAGGTCGTTTGTACCGCCAACGGCCGGGGTGCCGATACCTGTGCCGCTCATACGACCACCTCAATATCGTAAGCAGGGAAGTTTACGCCCTTTTTCTTTGCCCTAAAGTAATAGGTGCCTGCGTCCAGTTGGGGCACTGGATTTAGTGCTCCGAAGTTGTCGGTACGCCCGGAGGTCACAACATCTGTTCCTTCAACATCCGTTGTTACCCAGACCTTGGCGTCGGCGCATGGCAATCCGCTCACGGTAAGGGTGTAGGGCCAGGAGATTGCACCGAAGCCGCCGATGGTGTCGGTCTTGGCCTTGATAGCCGCGATGTCCAGAGCTTCGGATGTAAACGCAAACATCTCTGTTGCATATCTGGGAACAGTCTCTCCCGTGTCCCACAAGACCACCCTGCCAGCGAGGGTCGCGTTGGAAACGTCTACGCCATACTCCCCACCGCCGAGGTCGGTGATGCCCGTCTCGGTGCGCACCGCGTACTCGGTCTTGTCGGATTCGAGAATGGCGTAGCCGGGAGTGAGGCCGGGTGTGCCGGTCGAGAATGTTATGAGCATGTCGGCCTCCTAGGTTAGCGCCGGGATGAACGGGCCGCTCGTGTTGCCAGTGCCGCCGAAGTCGTCGATAGGGCCGAGCCCTTCCCACATGATGTCGCCCACGTAGCAGTTGGTCGTGCCGACCCCGAGTTGCACACCCGTAATGCGATTGGTGTTGCCAACCATGCTGCCGCCGCGCACAATAACGCGGTCGGATGCCCCGGCGACGAGCACGTGCGGACATTCCACGAGTTCGTTCTCTATCTCCGTTCCGATACCGGGCGCGTAGGGGACGAAGTGGTTGTTCGCGAGCGTCACTCGACTAACGCTGTTCATCGCGACCGATGGGGCGAAGTGGCCCGTGAATAGGTTGTTGCTGATGGAGATGTCGCGCACACCGTTGCCTGAATACGAATTCAACCCAATACCCTGATAGTTCGCGTTGAAGACGTTGGCGTCGACAAGGGCTCCAAAGCACTCATCGAACCAGATGCCCGACTGTGACATCCCCATCCCGGCAAAGGTCGGACGCCACGGACTGGCGGGGTTTGTCGCCTGCACCTGAATCTCATTACCGATGATTTGCAGGTTGTAACTATTGTCTCCGTGAATCCACATGCCCTGGTTGTACGGCTGACAGATGATGTTGTTAGAGAAGAGAAGGTTGGGCGTCGAGTTGCAGTCGACGCTTTGGTAGCCGCCGTCGAATACACAGTCGGTGATGACAAAACCTTGACAAAGGTTTAGTTCGAGTTGCGTGTATCCGCCGGTGAACCAGCAGTCATTGAAGTGAGAGGAGGCCGACCAGTCGGTGCCGTTGCCGACCGTCACGAGTTTCATACCGTTTCCGTTCGGAACTCCAGAAGCCTCTTGCAGCGTAATGAAGCGCATCCCGGAGACGGGGCCAGTGAACTCGAACATGGTCGAGTTGTTGTCCCAAGTGACAATCTTTGAGAAAGTCCCTGGCCCATCGCTTATGCGCGAGTCGCCAGAGAGAACGTTGTTGGGGCAGGTGATCTTGTCGGTGATGACGTAGCACAGCGGAGGGGTGGGGAAGTAGACGTACTCCCCGGCGTTGCAGGCGGCCTGGATGGCGGCGGTGTCGTCGTGGCCGCCGTCGCCGACCGCGCCGAACTCACGAACATTTATCGTGGTACGAGGAGCTGTCAGCCGTGCCGTCATCACGTCACCCCTTCATACGCATAACACGGTCAGGCTGCCCATTCCGGCCCCGACGACGGAACCACCGCGCCGTCTCCACCGTCTCCATCATCTCCAGCTCGCCGACGCCCACGTACCCGGCGTCGCTGCCGACGGTGATATTGATGCGGTAGTAGGCATAGGCCGTCGAGTTGGCGAAGCTGAAGACCTTGCGCACGCCGCCCGTCGAGGCCCAGTCGGTGACGTTCGTCTGCGTGTCGAGCGTGTCCCAGGTTGAGCCGTTGTTGCTACCCTCGAACGACCAGGTCTTCGGGGCGCACCATGCGCCACCGCCGATTGACGTGACGGCGTATTGCGTGACGGCGTGCACGACCGGGAACTGATATTGCAGCCATCCGGTCCCAGCGTCGTCGAGCCATCCGACGACATCGTATTGGTTGTCAAATGCCATCCATTCGGCACTTGTGGCGTTGATGAAGCCGCTCGCCGATACCACGCCGCTGGGCTCCGTGTAGGAGGTCATCGCGGGGATGATGTTGTCGGTGTAGGTCATCACGTCACCGCTCTATGCACGGCATGGTCAGTCACTCAACCTGCCTCCTTGGTAGTCAGGGGGCGGGGGCCAGAAGCCCCCGCCCCAATCATTCAGAGGCTCAGGTCGGCCAACTGAGTAGGGTCATGCAGCCGTGGGCCTTCAGTGGGTCGATGACTCGCATCGTGTACTCACCGAGGATGCGCTTCTTGTACGCATCCGTGCCGTCAGGCGTGCTAGTTGCCATGCCCCACTCCATCTGCATCCACGGACGGAACGGAACAAGCTCGACCTTGTTCATGTTGAGCAGGAACAGGTTGCTCTTGAGGACCAGGGGATCAGGCACAACTTCCAGCTCGAAGCCGAGGTCAGTCAGGAGGTAGGTGATGTAGCGACCCCACGTCTTGTCCACGCGCTCGACGCGAACTTTGTCAGCGCCGAAAGTAGAGATGACGCGAGCGTGAGCGGGATGTACGAAAATCTTGTACGTCTCGCTGCGGTCGCAGCCCGCCGAGAGGATGTTCTCGCAGAGCTTGTTGATGCCATCTTCGGTGACTGCGGTAGAGGTGTAGTCACAGTTGCCACCGGCCTGAGCAAGCGCCTGAAGGACGCCCTTGGTGGTGCGAATGTTTGCATCCGTACCAGCGGGGTTCGCAGGAGCCTGAGCACCGTAGAGAATGAATGCGCTGAGGTCGTTCTTCAGCTCAATCATGCGGTCCTCGTACTGACGCTGCATGTTGTCCGCAGCAATCAGGGGACGACGGGCCATCTCTGTGCCGGTCACGGTCAGATAGAAGTCAAGAATGCTGGTGTAGTTGGAGTCCAGCACGGTCGGCTTGTACTTGTTGACGCTCGGGCCGGAACCTTCCTCAACGCCCGTGAAGATGACTTCATAGGTAGAGTCCGTGCCGAGGGTGGCAAAACCCGCGCCGCCGTTGTTGTTGCCGTAGTCACGATAGACGGTGAGCACGTCGCCGTTAATGGCGGTAACCAGCATGAGTTCGTCCACCTTGTAGGTGCCGATGCCGGAAGCAATGCTGGCGTTGCGGATAATCGCGCCAACCTTGATCTTCGCACCCAGACCGGAGCCGAGAGCCAGCGCCGTGGCGCTGCCGGAGTTGTGGATCGTGGTGCCGGTAGCGACACCCAAGACGGTACGAGCGTTGGTCTGAGCGGAAACCCACTCAATCTTCGGCTCGTCGGTCTGAGCGCCGACCTTTACTGAATCGAGCATCTGCGACTTAGCGCA